CCATGTACTTTTTGTCATCACGGATCTCTCCTGTGTTTGCATCGTATACAAGTTTGTTGCGATAACGCATCATCACATCACGTAGATATTGTTCTGCCTTCATTTTTGGCAGATTACCAACATCGATGTAGAAGATTCTACGTTCTGGAGCACGGGACAATCTATAGATGACCAGTGAATCCTCAATCATTCTAAGTTGATTGAGTGACTTGATGGCCTTATGAAGATACGAAAGTGTGTTTCCCTTGTTACGATCAACTAATCCAGATGTGCAATATGTAATTGCATCTTTTGCAATCTTGATGCCTTTATCGCCACCTGCTTGGGTTGGATTAGCAACGGGATATGTGAGTTTTGGTTGATATAAAAAATACTCGTCAATCTCTGGAAACTCATAATCCATAGGATCTGGGTTTCTATTATTAAGTCTATTTAAAGTAGTGACTTGATCTCCAGGTTTTTTCTTCTGCTGGCGAATATATCGCATTTTCATTGCGTCAATATAACGCAACTCTTGAATACCCTCTGAGGGATTTTTTAAATCAATAATTTTATGGTAATAGATTCTACCGTCAATATACCAATTGCGATAGATTTCATGTGCTTTCTTATCAAAATCCAATAAATCTAAGATGTACTTAAATTCTTTGCGAATTTTATTCTTAATACCATCACTTGCATTAAGATTTGATAGTTCAATCTCTACAGGACTATCGTTTGAATCTGAAACAACTGCTTCATTTACAATATCTTCAATAGCACTGTCACACTCTGGATGAAGTGACATCTCACGATATCGTTTGATTAATTCAAACTCATTTCTATAGACACCTTCTAAATCAACATGTGTACCAAAAAAACCACTACTCGCGAAATGGTCAACCCCATCCTCATTATTAGGAGGGATGGGGGAGACTGCTCCGGGAGATAGCGGTTCTGTGTCCTCAATAGAGAACCCAAATAACTTGGACATGATTATATTTTATGGTTATCCTCAGACTATTTAGGTCTAAGATTAACCACTGGTTGCAGCAGATCCTCCACTGACAGCTGCTCCACCAAGTCTCTCAATACTTTGAACTGCAAAGGTAACAGTAAATTCTTCAATAGTATCTGAAGAATCATATGAGAGATCAATCGCAGAAACTTCTGTTGGGAAGATATCTATAAACTTGTAGGTTTGAAGTAAAGCATTTGCTGTTCCAGCGTTACTCTTACTTGATGGGTCAGCACCTCTACCCAATTGATAGACCATGGCAGACGCCATGTAAGCGTTTGGATCTGTAGCGCCTAGATTGTTATCAAGTTTAGCAAGTTGCTCGGTCCAGGTTTCAAATGCACCTCTTAAATCGAAAGATTCATCATTGATGATGGTAACAGTCCATGTATCAATGGTTCTGTCTCCAGCAACTTTGAAAATTCTTCCTCTAAAAGGAACATCAATAGAAGCTACGGTTTGAGCAGGAATGTTTGCTGCTTTGCACATGAATGCAAATTCAGTGGCATCAAAACCGGGTAAATCAAACCCAAGTCCTGAAAGTGTCATCTCTACTTCAAATAGATTGGGGCGAGCACCGCCCCCCTGCATAGCAGTTTTAAAATCAGAAATCGTTCTGTTAGTTCTTGTTGCCATTGTTGGATCCTCCTGTGTTTATTTAGATAAATTTATCAAACTCTACCGACTACTTCTTCAAAAGAAACACCGGTTCTAGTAGCAACAAACGTAAGCGTGATGTAGTTAATCGACTTAGTTGGCTTCAAGAAGATGTCTGCTCTGAATTCGTTATTATCAATAACGTCAGGAGTGTTGTTTGAAGAATCACAAATAACTCGGAATCCGAAGAGTCCTCTCTTCGACTGAACATCGCGGAGGAAAGGTTCGACAATGTTTCTGAAGTTTGCTCTTGTTAACTCATCGTTGAGTTCAAAGAGTTGTGCTTCTGCTGCTCTTTCAAGTGCCTGTTCAACTGTGAGGAAGAGACGGCGAACATTGATTCTGTCGAATGCAGATGCAAATCCAAGTGCAGTCTTATCACCAAACAGAAGAGTTCCAATACCAGGTTTGGTAACGAAAGAGTTGATTCTCTGTGGATAGAGACGATCTCTTTGTGCCTTACTTGGATTGTAAGCGAGTTTAACAGCATTGTTAATAACACCACGTTGCTGACCCGCAGGTGAGAACCAGGGGAATGCGACGAGTGACGTGCGAGTCATAAGACCTGCAACGTCTGCGTTAGCAGGAACGTAACGGAACTCATTGTTAAATCTATCAAACTGATACTTGTATCCACTATCAAATACAGCGTAAGATGAAGAATTCAATACTGAGAAGTAACTAATCAGGTTATTTGTCTGGTCATTGCTATTAGTAACATTAACCAGATTTCCTCTGTGAGGTCCAACAACTGCCATGCAGTCTTTTCTTAACTCTGCAATAGAGATCAGTTTATTTGCTTTTGCCTGAGACTCTGACTCAGTGAGGCATCCTGGACCCATGATGAGATAATCGACTTCAATCTCATCTCTGTTGGAGAAGAGATCGTATGCTCTCATAGCATCAGAGAGTTCACCCTTCATTCCTCCGGGTACTGTACCGTAGTCAAGACCATTCAGGAGAGGATAAGTTACGTTGCCAACGGCAGCGAACGTTACGCCTTGAGCATCTTGTCTAAACTGACCATCAGCGGTAGTGACAGCAACGAAAGCATTTGCATCACCACTGGTAGTTGTAAATCCAGTTGCTCTGGGGATAGTTCCGTGATGAAGATCAGGAGCGAGTGATACGTTGTATCCTGCGTAGATGTTTTCGGAGAAGTCTGCGAGATAATCCTTATAGTAAATTCTCTGTGGAGCATTTACATTAGAAATCGCATCACTTGCTTTTGAAAGGTTGAGATGAGTCTCTAAAATATTACCTCTAATTCCGGTTACGCTACCGGTATCATCAGCAACTACAATGTGAAGAGCATCATTTCTACCATCTCTGTCTGAGACATAGACGTTAGTTGTGGGTTTGGGTGCTAAAGTCTTCCAGAAGATGGTTTGATTTTCAAGTTGAAGAGTTTGCTCTTCATACCAGTCTTTGACTGAAAGTGAAACTGGAGTAAATGATTTTGCAGCATCTGCACCATTACCAGTATTGATACCTGCATTATTAACAGGGAAAATTGCATCACTACCATCGAAGGATCTTAATCCATTTCCTTCCGCATATGTAACTCTAGTCTCAGTTCCTGCAGAGGATACTTGAGAAACAACCTTAACTTCAATTGTGCTGAGCGAAGCAGTGGATGAGGTGTTAACACCGGTGATAATACCTTTCAGTGCTCCGGTAAAGATTCCAGTGCTTCCAATGCCAGGTTGTACTGCGCTGATTGCAGCAGTTACACCATATCCAATTTGGAATCCAGAGAGACCAAGGTTGGTTGTGTTGATGCCGATAATTTGATCAGCAGCATCGTCAATGTAACAAACCTTCAGTTTTTCTGCCCATGAACCAGGGTTCTTAGCGGCATACGTGAAAGATGCGTCCGTGGTGTGATTGTTCTGATAGTCATCGTAGTTATAGACTTGCAGAGCATTTGTTGATGCGATACCAACACCAGCGTTAGCATTTCTTAAAT